TAACATAATCGGGGTCGAGCCCTATGGGCATTCTACCTCGTAAGTTCACGTATTCTCTCCAGCCTGCGGGTATTTCATTCGCTGGTTTACCCCATAAGGCAATGAGTCCAATAGGCACGGCTTGTTTTTGTTTTTTGAGTTTTTCTACTTCGTCTTTTAACTCTTTAAGGGCTTTGTTTTCAGCTTTATTTTTGCCTAAATCTTGTAGATTAGTAACACGTTGAAAGTCTTCCCAATTGTAAGTCTTCTCAGGGGTAGAGCGACCAAAAGCGGCTGTGCGAATGTTTTCTAAGGGACGGAGGAAGCCGTCGTCAAAGGTTACCTCATTGGTTTCTTCTTTGATAATAACCGTATCTCCTTTCGCACCTCCTTCAAAGGGGAAAAGTTCTCCGTTGATAAAGACAGTACCTGGGGTGATAGTGTTGCCTATCTCCTCGCAACCTGAGATAATTGCCTTATTGCCTGCAAGGTGTCCAAAATGGTTAAATAGGTTGTAGGCGTTCTGCATAAAGGCGAGAAACCCGACATCAAAGGGATAGCCTGCGTTGTGTTCGGTATGTAACTTATTCATAATCCTCTCCCCGTTCCCCTCCCCGAAAGGGAGGGACAATCCGCACGGGGTAACGGTTTTAGTTATGATTTATCTCCCATCGTTTACCAGCTAATTTATAGAAGTTCACGAGGGCTTCTAACTTGTATTTGTCGTATTCTAAACCTTGTGGCAATACCACTATAAAGTCTACACCCCCGTCGATATAGTCGCCTCGTTGGTAGAGGAATACTTTGCCTAAGTACAAAGGCTTATTAGCACTGCAGGGATAGATATACAACCTTTGTTTCTGCTTGCCATCTTCTATACGTATGCGCCGTTGTTCGTCGTCGAACTCATCATTAAGGGCTTTGCGCAGGTAGCATACTTGGCTGTTGTGTGCCAAGTTGTACAAGTCGGCTTGGCGAGCTCGCTGAAAGTCGTATAGCAGTTTGTGCAGGGGTGTCGCCAACATACGCAACCACGCTATGAGCTTCGGCTTGCGTAGGAAGGTAGGGGTAAGCAGTACGAGCAGTTTGTCGATTTTTAGGTTATACATTGCTAACATAGGTTATATCGTTGAAGTTATCAATGGTAAAGTAGCCTGCGGTGGGTATCTTGCTAATTTCAATGGTTTCAAACGCACCATACTCGCCACTACTGGTGATGTTTTTACTTTGTGCCAATACCAAATGCGGTATTTTCACTCCTTCGGCTTGTTGCAGCGCATCAATAAGGTGTGCTAATACGAGCTCACCGTTAAAGGGCAGGCGTTTTAAATAGTCTTTAATAGCCGTTTCTACTGGCTTAGTGGCGTGAATGATACTTTGTCCGTTACTATCTAATACCAAAGGATCATATACTATCTTCATTTGCAAGTGAAGTATATCGGGTTGGTAGTTCACCACTGATAGGCGTACGCCCGCGTCTTTTATCTCTTGCAAGTAGGCTTCAAATGATTGCTTTTGGGGTTCGGTGATAGGTTGGAGTGTGTTGCCCTGTTCGCCTGCTATTTTTACTATAAGCCTACCTTCGTTTTTGCTTTCTATTACGGCAGAATATTTTACTATCTTACTTGCCTCTATGGCTTCCTCTGTATGTCCTTGGTTATTGAACTTATCGCTGTCGGGCAATAAGTCAAAGCCGTATTGAAAGGCAAGGGCTTTGCTACGATACCAACGTGCTGTGTGGGGTTTGAGTTCTGTTAAACGCTTGTCAATATCCGCTCTATGCTGGTCGAACAGCTTCTCTAAGCTCCATATAGCCACCGCTATAATATAGACCCACAATCGCCATATAGCTACTTTGGAAGTGCTATTGAGGCTTTCCAGTGCGGGCTCTTGGGCTTTGGCTTGGAGAATAAGGTTTTGTATCTCTTGTATCGTTCGTGCCATAGTTATTGTTGTGTTACTACAAAATCTAAATTTATTGCCCATATACTGATACCCTCAAGGCGTTTAGCAACTTGTTCGTCTTCCTTAGAAAAGGCAGTTGCGGGTTGTAAGTTCTTTGCGGTGTAGTAGACTAATATATCTTTATTGCTAAAGGCTTCTGCAGGTAATACTAAGGTTTTGCCTGCCTGCACATCATCGGTGATGTTAAGGTTGTTAGACTCTGCCAAATCAAAGATGCTTTCAATGGTACCCGTGTGTTGCAGGGCGAGGTCGAGGAGGCTTTGATTATGTAGGGCGGTGATTATCATTTTGCTTTACCGTTGAGTTGCTTGTACTTCTTTAATTCGGTGAGAAGTTCCTCTACAGAGGCTTCTAAGTCCTTAATGCGTTGGTTAGCGTGTTTGAGTTCCTCAATAGCATTGGCATACTTAGTGCCTAAGTCTTCTATCATCTCTCGGTATATCTTCACAGCCTTGTCTACATTGTCAAGCTCGGAGGTTTGTAGTTCCATTTGTTGCTTAGGGCGCCCAAAGAACCAACCCGCTAAGCCCGATAATACCATACCGATAAACGAACCAAAATGCTCTTTAAGTACTTCTGTTATCCATTCCATTGTGATATGTGTTTTTAAGTTATTTTCCCTTTCCCTTCACCTGTAGTAGCACCCGTATAAGCCCCTGCTTGTAGGGTGATTCCTGCCTTCACTGTTACCTCGCCACTCTTAACAAAGTCGTGAATAAGGGAGGCTAATCGTTCGGCATATTCCTCCATACTTGCATCTGTTTTGCGTTGCATATCTTGTTGTAAGGCGATAATGCCTTGTTGAAGGGCTTGTTTGTTTAGTGCCATAGTTGGTTTATTTTGTTGTTAATCTCTTCAAACTTCGCTACATTATTCGGGGCAAAGTTGCCAGGGCCTGCGGGAGTTTGAATGATAGCGTTTTTAAGTTCTGTTAAAAGGTCGTTTAAAAGGGTTTTAAAATCTACCGTTTCGTTGTGTAGGGCAAACTTATCAGCTTTCAGTTCGTAAGCTTCTACCTCTTGAGCATTAAGCAAAAAGGGCTGACTTTCATTATTTTCTACCATACCCACAAGGATAAGACTTCCTACTTTTGGTTTGATATACATTCCTCCTATGCCGAGTGCTATGTTTAAAAAAGGCAGTTTCGTATCTAAATCGGTAGCTTCGCAGGTTTTTTCCTGCCAATCTACAGAGGTTACTGTTGCCCATTGTAGCACTTGAGGGATAGCTTTCTTTATCTTTTCAGAAAGCAATATATCAAACTCGTCTATCTCGTTCATAACTATAATGCGTTGCCGCTAATTTCTATTTCCTGCCTATATTGAGCGTTGCTAATACTCTTCTTTACTCTATCTACATAGTACTGACCGTGTCTATCGGGGTAGAGGGTGGAGCTAAGGCGTATCTTCTCGCCGTGCTGTACGGAGGGGGTGCCATAAGTGGTAAAACTCCCCTCAAAACCCTCGCGCTTGTGTAGCTCGTATAGTCGTTTTACTTCCTTTTCAAGTTCGGCTTGTGAAGACACGTGCCAAGTCATTTTTAAGGTTGTTTTAGGGTTCTCATCGCCAAACTCGTATTTTAGGCGTTTGCCTTTGCCAAAGGACGAAGTACCTATAATCTTTATGGTACGCTCTTCTTTACTTAGGTACTTAAGGTTATTCTCGGTGCAATTGCGTTCTAAGTCGAAATGCTTTATTTCCTTGCCTGCTTTTACATCCGAATAAGGCTTGGCTATAGTGAGTTTGCCTGCACGAATAAAGCTGTATATTGACCAGTCTTTTTGCAGTTTGTCTAACACCGCACCCAGTGTGGTATTGCTAAAGCGTACAGCACCAAGGCTTATATCTTCTACTTCTAATGGGTAGTCTTTCACTACTTCAGTGAGGAATGTTTTTAGACTTGCCTTTGCCGACACGTAATTGACAGACAACTGGCGTAGCTTCCACATTGCATCGCTAAGGCTAATGGTGATAGGAAAGTCTGCTGATACTTGTGTAATGAAGCCCTCAAACTCCTGCAAGAGTTCACCGTTGTAGCCCATTTGTATTACTACCCTATCACCTACGGTAAAGAGCTCTCTTACTTTTTGTTTATCAAAATCACCTACATTGCGGGGTAGTACCACGCTTGCCGTATCGGTGAGCATTTTCCACGAGCTTTCAATCTCAATGGCAGAAACTTTCTGCACCTTAAAAGGTGTGCCCTGCTTAGGGTAAAAGGTAACGGCTACTTCAATGGCTAAGGTCATAGGCGGTAAATGAGTTCAAAAGGTTCGTCACTAATGCAATTTAGCTCTATGGGGATAATGTTAGGAGTACCCTCCAAGCTGCGTATATCAATGCTTTCAATCACGAGGTTGTGGATATTTTTCCACCCAAAAAGGTCGCCTTCTACCGAGATAGATTGTATCACCTCCGACCATTCTATAAGGCGTTTTTCATACTCTCGTGCGGTTAGCTCATCGTTGTGGCATACGGTACGAATACGTATTTGCCAATCGTCAAAGCCATAGATTTCCTTAACAGTACCATTGCCGCCTATTACATCTGTCCGACTGATATTCTTTACTCTCGAAAAATCTACCATAGTAGCAGGGGGCAACCAAAAGTCGGCTAACTGCTTTTCTACTATCTTACTTTGATAGTCATAGAACTTGTAACTACCTGCGGTAAACTTCACTGGAAAAACAATAGGCGTACCGAGTTTGGATAGTCGCATAGCCTCCTCTCTTTCTACAGTGCGGATACTGCCATACTCAGCTGTGTAGGCTGGCTCTTTGCCTATAGGTACGGTGAGGTACACGGGCAGGTTAGTGCCAAAAGCCAACTTAAAGAGTTGTGATATGTTATAGCGGTTATCCATTGTCTGTATTCAGCTTTAATAGTTTCTTGATAGCATCATAGTCTTTGCCGTCTCTTTCTAACTGTATCTTAATACGTTTCTCTACAGCCGTGCGATTGTGTTTTCCTTTGATGAGCTCTACCATATTCGCTCCTATCAAAGGGTCGGACTTCCAATTGCCCTGCTGACTTTGAAGGATAAAGCCTACCTCTTGCAACAAACTATCGCCAATACTAAAGTCCCCTGCTATGATTTCTAAGTCGTTATTTTCAGTTACAAGTATATCCATCATTCTTATAAGGTTACTAAGGCATCACGCATACGGTCATTGATTTTGCTAATCACTCCATTAGCGGCATTTTCTTTACTACCAATGGTTTTGTCAATAGGAAAGGTACAATTCATTGTAATGTTCACGGTAATATTCTTATTACCTCCACCACCACCTCCTACGCTCATAGTGCCGTCCTTACCTCCTTCTTTGCCACCTTTAGTAGGGGTGATATGGGTAGGTTTTGCACCACCTCCAATAGCCGAACTGGCAGAAAGATTGCCCGCTTTAGGGGCTTCGGGAGTCTCTTTTTTTGCTTCCTCTTTATTCCACGTGAGCGATTGCCCCGCTTTGATAAACTCCTCTTTGGCTGCTATGCCCGTTTCATACACTTTCTTAGCACTATCAGCAATCGCTTGTTTGCGCTTTTCAGTATCTTCATTGATTTGGGCGAGCATTTTGTTGTTCTCAGCCTCGTCACCTAAGCCTACCGCATTTTTAAAACTATACCAACCCTCTTTTATCTTGTTAAGCCCTATCATCAGCCCATTGATAAGAGTTGTCCAGCCCATTTCTATATTAGCAATGAAGCCCTGAAAGAGGAGTTTTGCGCCCTCCCACGTGTGTTTCCACGCTTCACCCCAACCGCTCACTTTGTTTGCCAGCCACACAATACCAGCCACCAAAGCACCAATAGCTACGATGATAATACCGATAGGGTTAGCCGATAGAGCCGCGTTCCACAGCCATTGTACAGCGGTGGCAACTTTTGTCCATACTACCATTAGTTTTTGGGCTACAACTGTCTGTCTAAGCCAAGCCCCAACGCCTTTGAGTACAGGCGCAAGTCCTGAATAAGCAGACCCCATATCGCCCAGTACACTCACTACGCCTCCTAAGCTGTCGCCTACTACACCAAGCACCTTGGTAAAAGAGAACGAACCTATTTTCAAGTCGTCTAACCACGCCTTGCAACGCCCCAGCCACTCACTCCAACCGCTCATTACGATAGAAGCCTGCTCAGTAGCTACATTGGTACCGCTGATTTGCTGGGTAAGTTCGGCTTGCGCATCAGCAGTATTGATAAGCCCTTGAGCCGCTTGTATGTTTTCAGCTCCAAATACGGCAGCCAAAGCATCCGTATTTTGTCCTATCTTCTGTAGTTCCTTGAGTCGCTCGGCAAAAGGTACCGTAGTGTCCGACACTTTTTGCATATTCACCCCATAAGCTGCCAGCATATTAGTAGCCTCTTTGGAGAGGGCAGAGGGCGCATTCATTTTAATCAGTACGTTCCTAAGTCCCACCCCTGCTTCAGCTCCATATTTGCCTGACTGGGCGAGGGCTTGCAGTGCGGCGTTGGTTTCCTCAAAGCTCACGTTGGAGAGCTTGGCAGCTCCCCCCGCTTGTACTAAGGCTTGGGCTATTTGGGGTACTTCGGCAGCGCCTTCTTTAGCTCCTGCAGCCATTACGTTCATCATTCGCTCCATTTCGCCAGCTGCTGCTATAGGGTCGTCTAAATTTACTTTGAACTGAAGCATTGAGGTAGTAAGCGCATCGGTAGCACCTACTACATCACCCCCCATAGTCTTGGCAAGTGTATTGGCATAGCTACCCATTTTGGCGAGTGCCTCATCGCTTTCTCCTATCTGAGGGCCTAAACGTGAGAGGATAGTTTGAAAAGTAGCAAGGTTGTCAGTAGCTGTACCTCCAAATTCCTTGGCAAGGTTACGTGCCTTTCCCCCAAGTTTATCCAAATCGTCTCCCGTAATACCCGTGATAGCAGCTACATCTAAAAGTGATTTCTCATAATCTGCTCCTACTTGTGCAGAAGCAGAAAATAGCCCCGTAAGGCGTTGAAACCCCTCAGTAGCCGCCTGCCAATCAATAGGACGTAAGCTGGTAACTAAGGTCTGCCAACTCTCACGCATCCCCTCAGTAGCACGACGCACATTCTCTTGTGCAGTATGAAGGGTTCCAGAGATGTTATCATTGGCTTCAAATGTCCACGTTGTAGTGTGATTCACGGTTGCGGAGTATTAGGGGTTAGATTGTTTGCTAATTTCGTTTAGTACTTCTACTAAGGCGCGTTTTACGGATCGGTATAGAAGTTGTTCTTGGCATTTCATACTAAAGTCAAGGGCTTTAAAATGTTCCTGCCACTGAGTATCATTCATTGTTTCAGGCTGCTGCCCATTGGCGCGGAGTAATGCATCTATGCCCTCTATAAAGTCGTACGCTTCTAAGGAAAGAAGCGACGACTCTACACTTTTTTTAAGGCAACCTTTGAGCTTTTTAATAAGCTACTAAGTTCGGTGATAAGCCCCATATAGATAGAGGCATCACTTTCCAGCCACTCCATATCACCCTCCAATACACAATTCTTTACCAACGCTTCATTAGCTTTATCTGGGTTCTCTTGGTACTCTTTAGAGGTTACTAAAGAAAGTAAGTGCTTGTTAGGCTTTTTTACCAAAAAGTAAGCGGGTTCCTCACTGGCTTCGCCCTCCTTAGTAAAGGTAGTACCCGATGGATACACGGCTATTTCTCTTACCACGTTAGGGTATTTAGCTTTGTAGCTTTCAATATCAGCTTCAGTGTATTTTTTCATTTTTAAACAGCTTTTAAAAGGTTTTTAAATATTCCAGTCAATATGACTTACAATAAGTTCAAACTTAATAACTATAGAGCCGTCTCCCTGCTTGATAGCCATTTCAGTTCCTAAGAACTCAGCATTGCGTATCACATCTTTAATGATAAGTCCACTGGGGGCTTCATAGATAACAGGAATGTCGAAAGGCTCAATATCCTGCAGGCGGGTACCTTTTGGGAGCGAGCGGTGTATACCGTCTACCTCTTCTTTAAGAATGGTAATAGAAGCCTTTGCCTCGTAGTTCTCCTCTGAGCGTCCCACGGGGAAGCCCCCTGCACCCATAATATTTGATTTTTTGGTACTATCTGAATAATTGATTTCAATAATACCTATCACGTCGCGCCCCAAAAGGTTGAAGGTTACACAGTTCCAACCTTGTAGTTTGCCAAAGTGATTGATAACGTTTGTATTTTTTGCCATAGCATTATAAATTAGAGGTTAGACCAATTTCACCCTCAATAGCGTGTAGTATATCATCAGGCACCAAGCGTATTTTTACCTTTAAAGGCGTTTGCTCTGTTACTGTTTGCTTAGCGTCAATGCTTACTGCATAACCGCTAATCTCACCAGTTACTACCATTTGTCTTTCGATAGCTTTCCCTGCTAATTCTTGCAAAGAGGTAACAATGCTATCTTTAAGGTAGCCCGTTTGTGGGTTTTTAGGCAGCTTACTTTTGATACGTGGTGAGAGGGCTTGTCTTACTAAACGTGCCGCTTTGTTCCACACCCTATTGTTTTCAATATAGGTATAGTCGGATGATTTGCTCACACAGGTAGGAGAGTTTGAAAGGAAAAAGCCTGCCATATCGGCATATTGTCCTGCCAAAATATACCCTTTATCATTGAGTAGTTTTAGCTGTTCATTGCTAAGTTCCTCCGCACTTTGCCCTGTAGATATACTCCCGCTGATGTAACGTTTTTTACCCTCATCAGTAAGAGGATAGGTATTGCTACCTTTGGCGTTTTCGGGTTTACTTTCAATATCTACAGAACCTAAATTTTCACTCACATTGCGCACCGATAACATACCCAAAGCACTACCTACACTGGCGTGGTATTTGTAAGCCTCATCTATAGAGGCAATTCCCCTATCTTGTGCAATCACTACCGATACTTGCGGGGCGTTCTTTTCTTTCAGGTCAGCAAAGTTATTCACCACTAAACCGTCTTTTCCTTTGCCCTCTACAAGCACAAAGTCTATCAATATACCATCAGATTTTACGGCTTCTACGATTTGGGTTTGTAGCTCTTCTACATCACTGGCAATGGTAGAGAGGTCATTGGTAAATCCAAAGAGCCCTACCCCTTTTACCTGCTTGTTAGCACGGATAGCTTGTACTATCTGTGCCGTACTATCCTGCATTTTACCTACCGCTACAGGTAGGAAAATGATTTGGCTTTCGGGGGCTAAGCGGAAGACTTCAGATAGGTGATAGTGAGTTAATGCCTTTTGATTGGCATCCAAACTTTCAGTAATACCTACTGCTTCTGCATCCTTTAGCTGAATAAAAGATTTAGTTTCTCCGTGTGTGAGTTGGGTGTCTGTCACCGCCATTGCAGCTACTATCAAAAACAAATTGTCTTTAGTAGAAGCAGTACGTCCTAAGCCTCCTTCAGTTTTTTTAAATGTAAATCCTTTGAGTTGTCCCATTGTTATTCAGTTTTTTGTTCGTCGTCTTCTGTAGGCTCTTCGTTTTTTGTTTTTCCTTGTACAGTAGCTCCTTCTACTTTAGAAGTTTCTGTTTTACCCTCTTTATCTTTTTTGATTTGCGGTACCTTGTTTGCTAACTTCACATTTTTGCTATTATCAAAGTGGTATACTTTGCTTTCAATGTTGTTGGCGTGGAGCTGGGCGCGATTTTTTTCGTAGAAGACTTGTCCGTCTTCGGTGGCAAATACTTCCTCAAGGTCATTAGCTTGCATTACTTCTACAGCGATAGCTAATAATTGTATGTATGTTTTAGGATTTTCCATTGTTTAAATTGAGTTTAAAAAGGTTTTAAAAAATAAAGGGGTGGGCTTACGGGCGCACCCCCGTCTATTAACTACCACTGATGATAGCAGCGGTACCTTCGTCTTTGATTGCTACGCAGACAAAGTGCATTTCAAAGCCTATTTCATTGCTACGACCACTGGGGTTCTTTTCTTTTTCAATAGCGTAACGCACAGCACTGCCAGGAGCTTTTACGGTGTAGTTTTTATGGAAAACAACAGAGGCCTCCTTGCCTTGAGCTACTGTACCGAAGGCTTCTTTTTCGCCGTTGTGGTAGGTAGGGGCATAAGTACTCTCGTAGATTTCAAAACCGTAGTAGTTGCTGGCTATTTTACCGCCATTGGCATCTTGGTAACGGGTTTTAAGACTCAAATCTTCAATGAGCAAGTCGGCGATGTGGTCTGAACACAATACCAATACACGCCCTATACGTGGCACCTTGAGTTTGTCCAATTTCTTTTTAAGGGCTATTAAGTCCTTTGCTGTCAATCGTTTGCGCCCTGTTCCGTCATCTTCACCTGTAGTGGTTATTACAGGTGTTTTGTCGGTGTTTTTCTGAGGAGCAATAGAAACTATAGCGTGCTCAGCTGTTTTGTCTTCTAAGGTTTCACGATGCTGTACTTGTACATCACTTACCTTCTCATAAGGTAATGCGTAAAGCTCATCAGTAGTTACCTCAGTATTCTCGGTCTCGTACTTATTGAGTGAGATAATCACCTTACCGTCTTCTCTTTTGTGAGAAGCAATGGGGTATACCGTGTTATTGATAAGCACTTTAGGGGCAATACCACGTACAGGGATTTTGATAACATCGTTACCTACCCATTCGGGTTTGGATTTTACGGCACCGAGCCAAGAGTGCTCGTGTCTGAATTGTGTGATGAGCTCTGTTACAGCAAGCTCATTTTTTAGGGGTAAGTTTTCGCTTCTTATTGGCATTTTCTATTTGTTTTTTTGTTGTTGATAGATTGCGTTAAGTTCTCTCACTTTTTTGGGGTCAGAAGCCATTAGCTCTTCTAAGGCTTGTGGATCATTGGTGAGATAGTCGTTCAATGACCAATTGCTTTTGTCGGTAGCATTTTGGGCAGTGTGTTGGATAGACTGTGAAGCGGGTTTTGGAGCTTCAATATCGTCTAACAAAGTGGCGGTTTTGTCGTAATCGGCATTGGCAAGACTTAGGTATAAGTCCTTTTTGTCGGCTGCTATTTTTTTGTCGAGGATAGCTTTATTTACTAACTTTTCGGCGCGTGCGCTGGCTTGGGCTTTGGTTTGCGTCTCGTGTTGTTTGAGGGCGACAATACGTTCTTTAATTTGCTCATCGGTGGCATTAGCAGCCATACCGAGTGCGGAGATAAGCTCGTTTTTATCCATTGGTGTTATAATTTTAGGGTTTGTTACTACATTGGGTTGTGGCAGGTGTTTGCAGCCACAGGCTTGCATTATTGCTATGGTTTCGGTAGTGATTTCGGGGTCGCCATCTGTAATCTCGGTGATGAGCCCTAATTCTTTGGCTTCGGTAGCGTTAAGCCAATAGTCTTGTTGCCACAGCAGGTCTATCTCTTCAGGGGTTTTGTTAAAGCGTGAGGCATAGACTTCTCTGTATTGAGCGGTGAGGTTTTCAAGGTGTTTTTCTTCTGCTTTTAGTTGGTCAATATTGCCATAGAAGTCGGTGAGAGGTTTGTGTATCATAAATTGCGAGCTCTTATAGGCTTTAGCAGGAAAATGTGCCATTATATAAGTGCCTGCAGAAGCTACCAAGGCACCTGCGGTAACGGTTACGCTACTCATTCGCTTGAGCTGATTCACTATTTCGGTAGCTTCATATACTGAACCGCCCTGTGTGTTGAGATATACAGTAGCGGTAGTGATGCCTTGTTTAAGGGCTCTATCTACCTCATAACGGAAATCGGAGGCTGTCCAGCCATAGTATATCACCCCTGTGATGCTGAGTTCTAACACTCCTGCTTGGGCGTTGATTTTTGCAATAATATTTGATGGTTTGTTGTTCATAGGCTTGAGCCTTTTGGGTTGCTGTTTGTTGGTGCAAAATTCCAAAGAAGGGGGCAGGCTTGCAAATTGGTGTCCCAAAATAGGCAGTAAATCCGGCCTAAAATAGGCAGTAAATTCGACCTATTTTGGGACGACAATTTTTATACATTAGGGGCTTTGTGGAACTTTGCACTGCTAAAAAGTAGAAGTATGGCAAAAGAAATAGAGAAAAAATCAGCACGTATCTTATTCATTGAGCAAGGTAAATCATCTGAAGAGATTGCAGGGCAGCTTGGCGTTAATAAGCGTACTGTAGACCGTTGGGCTACTGAGGGTGAATGGCGAAAAATACGCGATGCTAAAGCTAATTCTGGCAAGGAACGCATTGAGCGTACCCAGTTAGTAGTAGACTCACTTACTGACCGTCGTTTGCAGGTGATTGAGCAGATAAAGGAGAAAGAAGCTGAGATAAAATACGCCGATAAAGAAGAGGAAAGTTCTCTACAGAAAGAACTATTGGAGCTGCGCAAGGAATGCGCCTCAATTGACGATGCTATTGCCAAATGGAACAAGCGTATTGAAAACCTTATAAAGGGCACTAAGATTACCCTTTCAATATATATAGAAGTAATGGAGAGTATCTTCGAAGCCTTGCGCCTCAAAGATGAGAAGCTCTATATCCTTACTTTAGATTTCCAAGAGGAACACCTACACGAGGTAGCCGATAAAAAGTTTTAAGCAATGAAAGTAGAAGACAAAATAGCCAAAGAGCGGTACTTACAAAAGATAGCCTTTGCAAAGAGTGCGGGGTCACGTTTTGCTAACGAAACCGCTGAGGAGCGCAAGGCAAATATAGAGGCGTGCCGTAAGAACCCACGACTAATGGTGGAACGCTACTTCCCTCACTATGCCGATGCTCCTTGCGCTGACTTCCAAATAGAATGGGCTAAAATGGTACAAAAGAACCCTACTTTTAAGGGCTTTTGCCAATGGGGGCGTGCGCTTGCCAAATCGGTATGGAATGATATTTTTCTGCCTTTTTGGCTGTGGTTGCAAGGCGAACCTATGTACTTGGTGATTATTGGTAATAGCTATGAACGTGCCGAGCAGCTGTTGGAGGATATTAAAGCAGAGTTTGAAGCTAACCCGCGTATCCTTGCCGACTTTGGCGAGCAAAAACAGCTGGGAACTTGGGAAGACGGCTTTTTTATTACCAAGGGTGGCTTTATAGGGCAGGCTCTTGGTATGGGACAAAATACACGTGGACTTCGTGTTAAGAACAAACGCCCTACCTTTATCGTGGCTGATGACTTGGAGGATAAGGAAATTAACAAAAACCCACGCCGACAAGAGGAAGTAGTAAAGTGGATAGATACCGCTCTTATTCCTACTATGGACGGCAAATATCGCCGCTTTGTGCAGGCAAACAACCGCTTTGCCCCCGTGATGATACAGACGATGCTACAGGACAAGCACCCTAAGTGGAAGGTACACCAAGTAAACGCTTATGACCCTGTAACCTACGCCCCTACGTGGGTGGGTAAATATGATGATACCTACTTCTATGAGTTGGTGTATGGTGCAGACGGCATAGGTGAATTAGCTGCTAATGCCGAGTATAACAATAGTCCCTACATTGAGGGGGTGATTTTTAAAGAGGAGCAATTCCAATGGGTAAAACTCCCTCAACTCCGCACTATGGAGTACATCATTGGGCATTGGGATATTGCCTACGCGGGCAATGCCACCAGTGACTACAATGCCGTAGTGGTCGAGGGTATTAAAGAACGTAAGTTCTATGTGATTGATACCTTTTGTAGGCAAACGAAAATGCGGGCAGCTGTAGAATGGATGTGTCAGTTTCAAAAGCACCTACCTGCAGGGGTTGTGGTACATTGGCAGTATGAAGCCCAGTTTTGGAATGATGAGGTACAGCGTACTATTCGAGAGGTCGAAAAGGAAACTGGCATTACCCTCAACCTTACCAAGCGCACCTTGGATAAAACTCGTAAGATAGACCGTATTATGAGTATGCAGCCTTACTATCAGAATGGGCGTGTCTTCTACAATGAAGCCCTCAAGGGCTCGGTAGATATGCAAACAGGTACAGGACAACTCAAGAGTATAGAACCTCAGTATAAAACCCACGACGACTGGCCTGATGCCCACCAAATATGCACTACCGATCTGGAAGCCTATATGCCCAACAATAGCTTTAAAGTACTAATGGGCAAAATGAAAACCTTTAATCGCTGGTAGCAAGTAGCACTTGCAAGCAGTTTTTTAAGACTAACCTTAATCCCCGCTACCCCGTGCGGTTTGACCCCTCGCCTTTGGAGAGGGGAACGGGGTGAGGAATGATATACCTAAGAAAAGAAAACCTTATCTCCAAAGCCTTTGAGAGGGCTATTGATGAGAGTAGCAAGGACTTTGAACAAGCCCTCACTGATAGCGAAGCCGAGCATATCGCTATTTTTAAAACGCTTTTAAAACGCTTTTACGATGTAGAGAAAATATTTAACCCTAATGCCCCTATCTATAACGATTTATTAGGGCGTATGCTTACCTTCTTGGTGTTGCACGATGTTTTCTCTCGCAACGCCTACCGCAAGTATAACCCAAATAGCAATACCGAGAAACAAAAGGAATGGGCAGAGGGTATGTTGGACAAACTTTCCAAAGGAATTTACATTTTAGAAGACTTGCCCAAGCCTCCTGCCAATGAGCAAAAGGGAAGTTCGGCACGCTTCCTCTATGGTAACCTTACTAACAATGACTTTTATATCTAATAACCAATGAATATCTTACAAAAAGCCTATAACCGTGTACAAGCCTACTTTGTAGCCAGTGCCCCCTTTGCTATGCTCAAAATGGCATTAGCAGGACGCACCAATACTGCTGCTTCGCAATACATAAGCTACCAAGCCAAAATGTTGCGGGTGGAAACCCTTAACGATTGGAAAATGGGGGTAATGCTCGCTACTAACCCCGATAACCCCGAAAAGCTAAAGCTACGTCAATTATACGACAACTTAGAGCAAGACAACCATCTTGGCTCAGTGATTGAAAGTCGTATTGCCAAAACACAGCAGTCACCTTTTCGCCTTGTGAACGCTAAGAAAGAACGCAACGAGGACGCTAAAGAGCTTTTAGAAACAATGTGGTTTCAGGACTTTATCAAACTTGTACTGATGAGTAAGTTTCAAGGTACTACCCTTATTGAGCTTTTTAATACCGATGAGAACGGCGAGCTTACCGAAGTAACCGAAATAGAGCAACCCTATTTCAACCCCCTCAAAGGTATTGTACTCAAGGAAGCAGGCGACACTACAGGTACCCCCTACAAAGAGGGTAACCTCGCTAACTTCTATATCCAAGTGGGTAAGGACTACAATGATTTAGGACAATATGCCTTAGCCGCCCCTATTATCTTAGCCAAAAAGCTCGGCTTAGGCTCCTGGCTAGACTTCATTGAAAAGTACGGGGTGCCTCCTCTGTTTATCACCACAGAAAGAGAAGACGATACACGTCTTAATGAACTCTTTGAAATGGCTACCAACTTCAAACGCAATGCCTTTATGGTAGGGCGTGGCAATGAAAAGTTTGAAGTGCCAAGCATTTCTTTAAACAATAGTGAGGGAGTCTTTGACACTCTGATAAAGCGTGCCGATAACGAAATCTCTAAACGCTTTTTAGGGGGTACAGGTCTCACCGATGAGAAAGGCTTTGTGGGCTCGGTAGAGGTGCAGTTTGAGCTGGCTTCCTACCGTTTTCAAAGCGACAAACTGCTTGTAAAGCATATCATCAATAAGAAGCTCATACCACTATTAGTGAGGCTTTCACCTGCCTATGCGCCTTTAAAAGACTTGCGTTTTGAATGGGACGACGAAGAGCCTCTAACAGCCGAGAAGTTTTGTAAGATGGTAGATACATTAGGTGTTTATTACGACTTTGACCCCGAACAAGTAGAAACCATTACAGGGCTCAAGATAGTAGGTATAAAAAGCCAAACCCCTAACCTCCCACCAGTGGAAGGCTCAAAAAAAAAAGCCTATACAATAACGCACTAAACGAGCGTTGGCAACTGCGTCGAGCTCTGTTGCGTGCTGAGCAGCTCTATACGCATAGCCACTGCGAGTGCGCGCACAATACCCACGCCTTAGACCTTACAGGTTGGCTCAAAGTAATGGAGCAAATAGCTAAAGATAGATACAATGGCACCCTCAAAAAAGGAGAACTATCCGACGGCTATATTTTAGAAACCTACAAAGAACTAAACGGGGCTATGTGGGAGGGCTTTGGTAAAGATAACTTCAAGGTGAATAAACAAACGGGAGCTATCTCGCCCGAAGTGCTGCAAATGCAGCGCAATCTATACAAGTTTAGCGGGGCAAAAAACTATGTACTCTTACAGCAGATAAATGAAATCTTACGCTCGGACAAAGGAAAGAATTGGCAAACATTCCTACAAGAGGTACAGAAGCTAAACCCTAAGTACAACAAGAACTACCTTCAATCCGAGTGGCAAACAGCCAAACAAGCGGGCTACCACGCTGCTAATTGGCAGGAGTATGTAAAGCGTAAAGACTTATACCCTAACCTAAAATATTGTACCCAAAAAGACGAAAGAGTGCGAGAAGAGCACCGCTCCTTAGAGGGCTTTATTGCCCCTATTGAAAGCGACTTTTGGAAGGACTTCTATCCGCCCAATGGCTGGCGTTGCCGTTGCTATGTAGTACAAACAACAGAACCCGCAAGTACAGGTGATATGCCTCAGCTTAGCGATAAGGACTTTCCTAAAGAGTTTCGGGGCAATGTAGGTATTAGTGGGCAGGTGTTCAAAGAGGATAGTACAAACCAGGGCAAACCTCACCCTTACTTTGCCCTCGCTTTAGATGCCGATAGCGACACCAAAAAAGCCTTTGAGCTAAGTAAATTAAAAGCACCCTATACAGAAGTTTATGAGGCTAAAAATGGGGCTGTGGTAAAGGTAAGCCCCTTTGCAGACGAAAGTGACCTTAATAAAAATCTTAAAAGTGCTATTGTCATTGCCAATAACTTGGGGGTGAGTATGAATATACGCCCGCATATAATTATTGAAGGGTATAAGAACCCCGAATATGAGATAAAGGGAAATATAGCCGACAGAAAAGAGTCTATATCTTATACAGGAATCAAAAAGAATTTAGAATACGCAAAAGCACAAGGAGTAGGAACTATTGTGTATGATATTACTGAGTTTAAAGGTTGGTCTGCAACTGATATTACAAAACATCTGAAAGGTAAGATAATGAACTATAAAGGAGCTGATTTTTTGAAAGAAATGTACTTTATCAATGGAAATAGAGCTATTTCTTTCACAAAAGAAGAGTTATTTAAAGACTATTTAAAAGTAGTTGAAAAGCTAAAATCATTAAAATAAGCAAAGCCTTAATGTCTAATAAATTAAACATCAAGGCTTTACTCTGGTAGCGGCAGGAGCGCCCTCCCCCCGCGAGTCGTAAAGGATAGCCTATTACACCGCAAAAGTACAAATACTTTTTTAAATAGCAAATAAAAATGATTTAAATTCTATTTATGGCAAACTTTCAAACTCCTAACTTCGAGGCTATGGCAAGAGAGATATTTAAAAACATCTCGCCGAAGGTAGCCCAAAAAGCGCGGACTTTCTTTATGCAATCATTTATAAAGCAAGGCTTTACCGATGCCTCATTTATCCCTTGGGTAAGGCGTGTAGACGCGTTGCCTCATAAAACACTACAGCAGTCGCTTACGCTCAAAAATAGCCTGCGTATAGCCGAACAATCCCCTGAAAAGGTAGTGATTTCAGCTGGTGAAAAATTGAGCTATGCAGCTATACACAACGAGGGAGGGACTATAACTGTGAAAGTAACTGATAAAATGCGAAAATACTTCTGGGCTATGTACTATAAAACCCAAAATAATCGCTATAAGGCTATGGCTCTTACTAAAAAAACAAGTCTTACCATACATATACCTAAGAGGCAGTTTATTGGTGAGAGCTATACCTTAGACAAACAATTGGAAAAGCTTATCATAGAGGAAATACACAAAGCAGACGAAAATTTAACTTTTGAATAATGGAACACTGGCAAGATTTATACATAGAACTCGCTGAGCGTATTAGCGAGAAGCTACCCGAAATACATTGGATAGACCTTTGGCATAACCAAGTAAGCTTTTTAGCTGATGAGCACCCTTTTGGTACGCCCGCTGTATTTATAGGGTTTCGCTCCGCACAAATCAATGATATAGGTGAACTCGTACAAATAGTAGATTTGCAAGTTGATTTTTATTTGTATTACGAGACTTTCTTGGACACTTTCCAAGGTGCCTACAACCAACAAGGAGCATTAGAATTTACTAAGAGCTTAGACGCGCTTTTTGGCAACTTTCACGGCACATCGGGTAGGAATTACAGCAGTATGCGCCGCGTGTCTTTTGCGCCTGTAGATACGGGTACAGCGGGCAACTTATACCAAGTTACTTTTGAATGCAAGTTAAATGATAGTAGTGCAATGAAGTATTACGAACCTACACAAGTACATTTGCAGGTGGAGGATGAGGACAATAAGTATTTTGTAGGAGTAGATTAAACCCTATTGAAGATGATATTTTCGATAGTACGCTCTGAGCGCAAAAACTTTTCAGACAAGGTAGTTACAATATAGCCGTGTTTAAATTTTTGCTGCTGTGATAGCTTTTCATATTCCTCACGGATAAGAGCGTATAGGCGGGCGGTAAAATGTCGTTGTCTTTTCATAGTAGCAAGCGATTAGAGGAGTTTTATAGTGCAAAAGTACAACATAATTAATAAATATACAAATTAGCAAACGAGCCAATTAGCAAATGTAATAGTGCTAATTGGCTCGTTTTTTATTGCTTGTTGCCCGTGTGGCTTACACCTCCCATCGTTTTTGGTTTAGGTAGGTTTCGGCGTAGGGCATTGCGGTACCGTCAAGCTTCTTTTTAGACTTTTCTTTGTCAATGCCTATGAAGGCTTTGATAACCTCTTCGGGTTTGAGCTTGTCGAACTTGCGTTTGGCAACTGCTTTGGTGCCGATTTTGCCGTATGCCTCCCAGAAGTCTTCAAAGGTTACTGAGGCGGGTACTTTTTCTATGGTGAAGTGCTTCCTAAGAGCCTCATCGTTGGCAAGTGCTTGTATTCGCTCTTCGGTGTAGGGCAGGCGATTTGGGTGGAAGAGCCAAAGCCATTGCTTAATGGTAAGGGGTTCGCCAGTGTTTTCAAACACTCTTAAATTGCCGTTTAAGTCGTATTTAAAAACGTGCTCGGAGGGAGTGTTTTTGGCTTTAAAAAAGTAGGTGTTTTCCATAGCTATGCTAATTGTTCGTTAATATCATAGGTGATTTGCAGAAGGGTTTGGCGTTCGTATTGTCCGTAGTGTTCCATTGTAAGGATGTACCCTAAGAACTTTTCTAACATATCGGCTTCGTAGAGTTTGAGCCAAAACCTGCGTTGTTTTTGCGTGGTAAAACCCATATAAAAGCGGGTGGCTTTGAGGGTTACCTCGCGCATTATGCTGTATAGTACACGTTGCTCACGGTTGTTAAATAGGGGTTGCCCTATGAAGGTGGCGCGAGCAAGGACTTCGGCTTGGTCTCGTGATAAGGTAAGGGCGATTTTCATTGGTTTGCTGTTTTATAGAGGTCTATTAATTTAAGTAAAAGGGTTTCGCGGGCTTTTTCATAATGGTTGCTATATTCAAACTTCCAACAGCTTCCATAGTCTTCCTCTGGGGTAAAGATGTAGGCTGAAGTTCCTTTGCTGGTGGCTTCGAGGTTGCCATAATAGCCTTTTGCTCTGAACCAAGCGAGGGCTTGCTCCCAAGTGGGAATACTATATACATCTTTATATATGTTATAGTTTTTTCCCTCTAAATCGAAAAAACCATTCCCGTCTTTTGAGCAATCTACAAAACTCCAATAGTTGTCCATACTAAAAGGGCAGTGCTCATTAAACCCTATTTCTTTGAGTTCTTTGGCGATGTTAATAGGCACAAGCCAAGTGGGGTAATTTTTGGTGTTATTCATTTTATTTGTGATTTTAATGTTATTAGTCAATTTCTACTTCGTATTCCCAGTAGAGGGCATCATCCTCGCTTATATTATCACTGCACCATTCAAAAGCTTCAGGAAATTTGTTTATTTCACTATCACTAATGGAAAATCCATAGCCCGCCATTTGTTCTAATTGTTTAGCTACTTTTTCAGATACTTCTACATCTGATAAACTTACACTGTAGGTTACTTTTACGGTTAAATCTTTGATTGTTCTCATTTTCTTTCTGATTTTTTAAGGTTATTCTTCATCACCAGCTTTATCTGAAAATTCTAAGCTGTCAATTTCGTAGGTGTAGTGGGATGGTGCTCCATCATCGCCTACATCGGCAACGAGTTCTATAGCTTCTTTGTAGGGGTGATTGGTTAGAGGATCATCGTCTTCACTATATACCATTCCTTCTTTGTACATAGCTTTTAGTTGCTGAGCTACTTTTTTAGGAACTTCACCGCTAAATCTAACTTGGTAGGTCACTGTTATACCTAATTCGTCAATTGTTACTTTTTTGTTATTCATTGTATTTTGTGTTTTAGTAATTAAAAACTTTCTTTTTCAACTTTTATTGTAATGTTATCTTCATCGAAGTACTTAATGATGTATATCGTCTTTCCTTCACGGAGGATAACAGAGGAGGGTAGTTTGCCAATTTGGTTGCGGAAGTAATGAAAGGTGTTGTATATGCCTTTTTTAAAAAATCTTACATCAGTTTTTGCCCCACTTAGTTCCTCTTCTAATTTTTTAACTTTTTCTTCTGCTTTTATGGTCATATTGCACAAACGCAATAGCTCTTTTTTTGCTGCTTGAGGGTTTCCATTAATCCTATCGCATATTGAGGAGTAACTTATATCATAATCGTCTATTTCCATTGTATTTTGTGTTTAAATTGTTATACTTCCCATTGTTCTTTGGTGAGTTGCGCACCACAGTCCTTGCAGAATAAGGCGGTTACTTCTACAGTGCAGTAGTGGGCAAGGGTGCGGAGCTCTTTATGCTTGTGGGGGCAGGTGTTTAATGACGAATGACGAATGACAAATGACGAGTCAGACAGGTCGGACGAGGCGGAGGGAGGCGAATTGCCGTTCACTCCTACATTAATGACTTTCTTTTTCATAGCGTTGCTCGTTCATTTTTTGAAAAATATTGTTTACTTTGCCTACCTCTTGAGGGGTGAGGTATTGTAGGCTTTTTTTAAAGGGGTTTTTGCTACTACAAAACCATTTGCCAAGGCGTGTTATATCTGCATATTTTGGGTTGGCTTTGTCGCACCAGCCGAGTTCGTGACATAGGGATAACAGCTTGGCGTGTTGCTTGTTTTGGGTATTGAAATAGGCGTGCATTTCAAACTTATAACCAAGGTGCTGGGCGAGAGCAAAAAACTCGTCTTCTGTTAGGTTTTTGGTGCTGGGGAGCTCTCTGCCAATAAAGCTACATACAAAGTGTAGGCGGGCTTCTCGCTCTCTGAAACGCTT